AAAATGGTTATGTAATTAATCTTGTGGATAAAGGTAAAAATAGTAATAAATGGGCTGCAAAAATATTAAATTATGATTATTCTTTTAATGTTGAAGAAATACAAGAATTATTAACACAAAAATTACCTGATGGGAAAACTATTAAAAGTTTGACAGATGATAATTATTTGAAAGAACTTATAGAAGAAATATCCAAACAACCCCAACAACCACAACAACAAGGCGGTAAGAAGAGTAAAAAATCTTCTAAGACCATGAAAATGAAGAAAGATGGAAAGAGAAAGGGAAATGAGTGGACCAAATTAGTCACCAAGACTTATAAAGCCAATCATAAGAAAGATAAGGAATATACTTTCAAACAAGCCATCCAAGATGCTCGTAAGATGTATAAAAAATAATTATCTCATAATATTCTCAAACCTCCTCCAAAATCCGCAAAAATTCAGCATCCGATAAATGCACAGATAAGGCAACAGAATTATTTTTCCCATCCAGCCATAGCGCCACAAAATCAGTTAATTCCACAAAGGTCAATTCCTCTTTCAACCGTAAATGTTCACGAGTTTTGACATTGAATAAATGAAATTCCTTCCCCCTAGTTTCACCGCGAAGAGGGGCAACATATTTCCGTTCCCTATCTGAAAAGCTTTCGGGGCTTTTCTGATAGAATTCCTCCAACCCTTTCCAAAACCATGCATACAACAGGAGCTGTAGTTGATGTTCTTTCGATAACATGGTAGTACATTTCATTTCCCATACTGTTCGATACGTAACCAAATCCAATGCCCCTGAAAATAAGAAATTACGGTCTTCGTACCAACGTCTTTTCGCCTGTCCTTCCCCATTCATTTCCAAATATTCCAAGGACTGCTCCACTCTTTTTCTCAAAGCCTCTAACAAAGCGCTTTGGAAAAATTCCGATTTGGTCATTCCCCTAGATTCTCCGTCTCCTACAGGAATTTCTACATCCACCTCTTTTTCCTCCCATTCTTCCGAACTACTACTGACAATACTTCCCATGTAAGAGCGCATCGAACCTGCAGATTCCAATGAACCCACGACCAACCCACTGGATTCTCCTTCTCCTGCTCCTCCTCCTGTCAATTCCGACCCCCCTCGTTCTCTTTTTTTTTCGGAGAAGGAAAACGAGGAGAATAAATCATATTCCAAAAACGGCCGAATTCCTTTGCGACGCGAGTCCACCATTTCTTCCCCCAAAACCCCCTCGAAAATATCCATCAGTTTCTGAACCGTTTCCGGTTCCAACCAGTCATAGTCCTCGATTTGACGAAGACGATGAAATACCTGATTCGAAAAAGCCTGTTCCATGGCAAAATATCTCAAATAATCACTCCACTGCCATATGTCTCGAGGTAATTCCCGTATTTTTTTCCAAAGCATTTTCATATGTTTCCCATTCTTCTTTTTATCTTCCATGGCTTCGAATCTATCCATCAAACGCTCATAAAGATATCCAGGTGTATCACGGAAATATTTACTCATGAAAATGGAGGGAACGGCCAGTCCATTCAAATCGCTGACATCTTCTTGTAAACCCTCTCCTTCTTCTGTTATCGAACCGCAAGTAATCACAGACGGAATCATAATCTCGCGATGTGCAGGCTCCACCACCACCCACCAGTATCGCATCTTACGATTCAACGCATCCAAAACCACTGTAGGAAGAAAATTGACCATATCGGTTGCATTGATTTTCACAACTCCTCGCTCTTCGCGTTGCTCTTCGATTTGTTCTATTGCCTCCACCTCTTCTTGCATATTTCCCTCCCCGAAATAACTCAAGAAATCAGAATATTCCCCCGTTATCATTCCCTCCAATGTCATTTTCAAAAAGGGAAGCATAAGACGCTGTTCTTGAGGCCGATTCACATAGTAGGAACTCGTGTTTTCAGTATAAAACTGACACAATATCAATTCCTCCATGCCTCGGGAAGAGCCCACAAATAATAGATTCGTACACTGTCCTGGATAAGCATCGCGGTCCATGAATTGGTAGTAGGAACTATCGAAACCCAAAAAGAAACTCAATTGACGCTCACGTCCTTTACTGGAATGTCCCGTCAAGAAACAGATTTTGTTCAATAATACTTGGTCGTCCGTCTTATCACTATCGTCTTGGTTGGGGTAAAAACAGGGGTATCCCAAATGCGTCAGTTCGTTCAAGATTTCCTTGGCGATGTAGTTTTTATGGATGTTGGGACAAATAATGAAAATGTCCCCCGTTTTTCCTTCTCCCGAATTCAAATATTTTTGAATCTTCCCGGTTATACGTAAAATCATGTCCGGTTTTTTCAATCGCCAATATTGTACGGGTTTTTCCACTGCCCCAGTGCCACTTGCCGCTAAACGCTGTTGTTTCAAAGAAACCATAGGAGCATCCGCATTGACACACATACCATTGAAATTCAAAAACTGAACCATAGGTCCCGTCAGCCGATTGGTTCCATTCATAGATACATGACGAAAAGGAGGAGGTGCGCTTCCCATAAATCCAGGCGTCATATCTCGAAACAAACAATGATTTTTCCATAACTCTTCGGCCATAGATAGATATCGCGGGTCAGCACCTTTGTAAGGAAAAATACATTGATTCACATCCCCCATGACAATCAGACGCGTCTTGGAACTCACCCGTCTCTTTTCTTCTTGTTCCATGTCCCCGTCCTCTTCCGCGGTTAAAGTCGCCTGTTTTTCACGATAAATATCCGCGAAAAATTTATAACAAAACAAGAATTGCTCTCGGCACATATCTTGGGATTCATCCAAAATAATACAATCCAGTTGTGTAGGTAGAGCACGGCAAGGCTCTTCGTCCAATGAATAAATTTCCATCAAATCCAAATCACTACGGGTAGTAGGGGAATAATAATGGCAACCCACGGAATGAAATGTTCGTACATCCATGTCTTCCAGTCCTAACCCATCGGCTCGTGCTTTGGTTTCGTCGCGTAAACGTTTACTGAATGTAATCAATAACACTGAAATTCCTGGAATCATAGCCAACAATATCGCTAATGTCGTTTTCCCTGCCCCTGGTACTGCGGACACCACTTGGTTCCATCCGTTTTTATAATTTTCTATAATTTCTGCCTGTGTTTCAGTAGGAGGAAATATTTTCACAGCCCCTTCCATCGTCATTGATTCAAGGTGCGTTTGAATTACAAAATAATAATCTAATATTATTATATTGGCAAAAATCTTCTTTATTTAGCTTTTTCGAAAACTTTAGGAAGAAAGTTTGAAAGTAGTGGTTTGGTAAATATTTCCAATTTCTTCGTCAATTTTTCTACATTGTTCTGAAAGGTTTTGCGACAAAAGTGTTATGTTGGAGGTTTTCTCAATCTTTGTTCTTACGGCATGTTGTCCAGGTAAATGATACACTTCATCAAATTCTGGATATTTGACTTCCACATTCTCAAAATCATGTTCAAAAGGTTCCCATCCACAAAAAGCATAAATTTTGTCGAGTGTTTCTTTTGGCTGTGAAATCAAATCGTCATATTGAATGAATAAAAATGTCCCGTTTTGATTGTGTTCTTTTGCCCATAACAAACCCGCCAAGGAACGCATAACTGGTTCAGAACCTGGAACCACTAAAGCCGCTTCTTTATCATCGTTATAAATACCATTGGAACGAAACAATTTGGCGAAAGATTTGACGATTTCTGTTATCGACCTTTCCAAAACAATGACTTTGACATTGGGGTCAATGTAATCGTGCAACATTCTTATATTGGGTTCCAAAGACCAAGAACGACATTTATCTACAACCACTTTCTCTGTTATACCCTCATAGTAGACATGCGGAATGACCGAAATCAAACGTTTGGCAGTAGGTAGCCGATGATTGGCATGTAATTGTTCTTTGGAATTCGTATTACAAGAGTGTTGCATATCCCACATCAATTGACAAACGGCGGAATTACCTTCAGAATGGATGTCAGGATTTTGACATAACAACGCAGACAAAAGAGTCGAACCACTACGAGGTAGACCACTTAGGCACACAAATTGTTGAAAAGAAGGCTGTGGTGAATTCATTTGTTCTAAATGAATCGTGTTTATTCTTTTATTCATAAAAACATAAATTAGTGTTTAAATTATTTGAGAAGATATTCCATAGCCATCATTCTTCAGTGAAACTTATAACAAAAATAACACATAAAAATATAATTGTTTTGATTTCAAAATGGAATCTTCTGATTTTGATTTCAAAAAAAAAGAACACTTAATACTAACGGTTGACGAAAATGTTGTTTTACATTTGAAACAAATAACCAACTCTACCTGTGTGTTGTATTTTAAAGAAACCAAAGAGAAACAAGAAGAACATGTTATTGTACCCAAAGATGTAGTAGTATATGATACCGTTTTCAACGAAAAACATGTAATGAGTCATCCCATTCCTTCTAGGAAATACTATTATTTAAGTTGGGCAGAAAACTATTTAGTCAAATATAAATCAGAAATTATTTTAACTATGTATAATCCACGTGTATGGGACATTCATGTCAATATTCCAACACCGAAAACCATATAAAGAAATCATTCTATAGCCAATTGTATAGACAAATCTCTGAATCTCTCACCCCCCTCATCTCTCAAACAACCATGGTTCAATGGTAGAATGCTTGCCTTCCAAGCAAGAGACGCGGGTCCGATTCCCGCTGGTTGTATTTCAGAGGTTTGTCTATATAGTAAAATGCTCCTTTAGCTTATTTGGTAGAGCATTACATTAGTAATGTAAAGGTGGCCGGTTCGATTCCGGCAGGGAGCTGTTTTTTCTTTTTCCCGAAAAAGAAAAAATGTTGATTAGATAAAACCTCTTGATAAACATATAAGAATTATCATATAGATAAAACAATAATTATAAATATACCTACAACCTATTTTATAAAAAATGACATCGGTAGGTGCCCGTTTAGGATTCAATGAAATCCCCAAAATATCATGGAAAGGCAAAACCTTTATTCAAATATCTTCGTCCCTTCAACTTAATACCATACCTCCGGCTAATAGTATTCATAATACCATGATACCTCGTCCCGTGAAGCATAACCGTCGCGAAATTGCCTCTAGACCTGCATTGAAAACGGGAAATCCGCGTGTATCTTTGAGTATTGATGAATTGACTGGACCCAATGGATATTTAGTATCCAAAACCACTTCTTGTACGGGAGACCAAACCACTCTCGATTTCAATCTCACAGCCGATTCTACACAAAAACCAGGTGTATGTCAAACTGCAGCTACATGTGTTGCTGACAATGCTCGAAAACGTGTTCGAAGTGCAGGTATGGTCAATAAAAATTATAACATCAATCGCAACAACGACCATTACTGTACTTCTTCCAAAGAATATTTGGTCAGCCGTAATAAGACCTATAACCAAAATCAGTATGCTTATATTCGTCAAGGGAATGCCCATGCGGTTCCAGGAACGGGTCTTTCTTCCAATAATATTTATTCCGCAGGTGGTTTGAGTCATTGTGCTTTTGCCACTATCAAAGCCGTGTTGGGAAACAATACCTTTCAATATGTATGGGTGGATGGAAATACATATACGGTGACCATTCCTGATGGTACAACCTATGATGTAGGAACTTTGAATGGTATTTTAGCTTCCACTATGGTTGCCAATACGCATTATTTTGTGAATAAGTTGACATTTGCCAAAATCGTACCTCTGGCCATTGCATATGATACTTTCAACGGTAAAGTACAACTTCAAAGTTATGCGGTGAATAATACGATTTTTGATACCACAGGAACCGGATATTATAGTCTCCCTCCAGGTGCAGCATGGACCGACCCTAGTTTTACCATTTGTCCTCAATTTATCATCCCCAATACTCACTTCCAAGACGTCATTGGTTTTTCTGCCGGGCATTACCCTTCTGCTACCATTTGGCCATATGATAATTCTGGAAACCCTTTTGTAGCAGGTAATCGAACCAAAGGTATTTGTCAACCTGCCTATCAAACGCTTTCTCCTTATTATTATCCAAGTCCAAGTACTTATTCTCATCCTTCTTTTGGTTTAGGAGATATCTCTTATGGCAGTAATACTTTCCATAGCAATGCCACCGCCTATACCACCAATCAAACTTTCGAATCTTCTTTTCGCGGTTCTATCTTACCCAATTATGTTGCAGCCAATTATAAACCCAACAATCCTACTTTCGGTGTTCAAGGGGCTGTGGATGGTGGTGCCTACATTGACCGTGTACGATATAATACCATTACTACTGCTGCTGCCTCTACGGCATCTGTCTGGGGGAATCAAACCGCGGATGCTTTGGCCTATGGCGTCAATCCTTCGGGTGAAAAAATCACCGCCAAGTTGAAATATGGTATTCCTATTACTCAAACCCCTAAGTTCAATCCACGTACTGGTAAACTGTCGAAATGCCAGGTAAGAACAATCAAGGGTGGCTAATCACGGGGCTGCCGCCCCGTGAGCACCCTGCCACTTCATGCGCTCCTTCGTCGCGCAATCAGTGAAAGGAATCCCTTTCAAACCTCCTCTTAGGGTAGGGGGCTGTGAATTCTATTGGGGGCTTCGCCCCCTGGCG